GTGTGTCTTGCCGGCGATGAGTTGAGCGAACTGTTTCTCCCACCAGGCTCGATCCCAATGGGTCAAGTTTTCAACTGGACTCAACTCACCTTTACGCGTGTTGAAGAATGCACCCCATTCGGGTGCTTCCATCCCTAAACCTTCCATCAGAACTGAGTAGAGAGCTAACTGTTGCGGTCCTGCTTGTGGTCGGGTGCCAGTCTTGTAATCAACTTGGATCAGCATGGGTGCTGCGAACACAGCATCCGCGAACCCTTTCACAAACACATCTCCTACCCAGCCGCTGAGCGAGAATTCAACGAGTGGTTCACCGCTCGGGCCGGAAGCGATCTGCCAGTCAGGATTACTGGTCAACCATTCCGCGTAACTTGCGACTTGACGTAAACCTTCTTCAGCCCAAAACTCGACCGACTCCCCGTTGGGCTTGTCTTTCGTCTTCCGACCGGCGGCACGCCAACTGCTCGAAGGTATGCCGCTTGAAGTTTCCTGTTCACGAATCTCCTTCTCCCATGCTGCCTGCCAGATCTGTTCAACCGATCCAGTCATCGCGGCTCTCCCCATTGGAGTAGATGCGGATCAGCGGTTGCACTAGTGCTGAGACAGTTTTTGAGAATTGGGGTGCCGATGATGTCTCCGATGTCGGCAGTTGCGCCTGCTACGCCACGTTCGGCGTACGGGAAGCCGTTGTCTCGGAGCCAGTAAACGATTTCTCGTTCGAATGATGAGCCTTTCGCTTTCTGGCGTGTTGCCATCAATCCTCCTCGTAGTCTGTGAAACAGCCGCAACCGCCAATGTCAAACAGATCAACTTGAGATTCTTGCCTTTCACGTAACACTGATAACGGCAAGCGACGTTTCTCGCCAGCGACCACTTCGGAAAGGATAGAAACATCTTTACCCAGGTACTCGCGCAGCTCAGATTCTTTTTTCTCCCACGTGTCGTACCGTTCAGGCATTAAATTGAGCAAGTTCCTGAACTGCCCTTGGCCCGCTCTAACGCAACCACCGCCACAATTGTTGTGTGAAAACCCCAGCGAGTACAGGCGAGGTGGACGTAACCCTCGATAAGTTGCCTCGTTCATCATGGCTTGCTTTGACAAGTACGGCTCGTCGCACATGGGGAATTGAACGTCGTATGGTGCGTATGCTTTCCTGATCGCTGGTCTGCGATGTGTTTCTGTCCAGTCAATTCCGATAACAATTGAGTGTGTTGCTGGGCTGGTGTTTTCTTCTAGCCATTTCTTTGCAGGCTTCTGCTTCAACTCTGTTGAACAGTTGGCTTGCCGACTGTTACCTAAAAATTTTCGGTCTTTGAATACTTGCCAAATGTCTCGACCGTCTGCAACGCGCACATATTCACATCCCAAATCTTGAATGGCGTCATCAATGAAACGGTAAGTGTCTTCATCTTCACCAATATGTGGATCTGTCATGTTGCCTTTAACGTCGGAGAAGAGGCAGGTAACGTTGCTGGCACCGTGGGTGTCTACGATTCTGCGCGCAGCAGCCCAAGATCCGATGCCACCGCTGAACATCACAATGTATTTCATGTCCACTCACTTCTCTTCTGCGCGAGTTGCAAATCCTGCACACTGTCGTAGAAACGCATCCGCGTCAGATCAATCGGGATAGGAGTCCAATCCCGACCCGAAGCATCATGCTTCCCATGCCGGTTCTTCACCGCAGCAACACGAAACTCGTTCTCATCAGGATCAATAGAGACACTGAGAATCTGCTCCGGTAGCGCGCTCACTTTCCCCATGATCGCTCGACGCGGAGCAGGGTAAACACTTTTAGAATCTGATTCAGACACGTGATGCAGCAGCAGGATGCACGCTTCAGTAGATCGAGCAATATGGTGCATCGCTACACACGCTTCACGCATCGCTGCCCATTCACCTTCAGAACCTCCAACGAGGTTCATCAGGTTGTCGATGACAAGTAGTTGCGGATAATCCCCAAACAATTCCAGGTACGCATCGATCTCTAACACGATGTCGTCCAGTGATGGACTGGGATCGAAGCAGAATCGGAGTGTTTCTTCTAGGTCAGCCATCGCGTTCGCAATCTGACCTCGGTCACCAGCATCAACCATCTGCTCTATCTCATCGACTCGACGGTCAAGCATGATCGCTGCGCTGCGCAGCATCGTAGTTTTCTGATCAGTATCCGCACTAATGTACAGGGTGCGTACATTGCTCTTGATTGAGTAATGCAACGCCCACGCGCTTTTACCACCGTTGGGTTGAGCGACAACCATCGTCACACTGTTGCGTCGTAGTTTCACACCTTTGCGCCCTAACTGGGGGTGGAGGTCGGGCAGCGATGTGCTGCCCGCCTCCTCACCCGCGAGGACATGCATGAGGGTTCGCATGCCTAATCGTTAATGTAGATGGGCTTGTACTCTTGAACGCCTGGGCGTGCTGTGCGTGGCCCCTTCACTGGATCCATCCACGCCTTCAGTGGCTTACCTTCACGCGATGTCCACTGCTTCATCACGTACTTCCCTCGACCATCGGGTAGGTCTGGTGCTGATGGATGGTTGTATGTGAAATTGTTTCCCCAACGGTCGGCTTGAATATCAAGCGCACCTGTTGGGGGTGCTGCTGCCGGTGGCGCAGACTGCGGTGCAGGAGCTGACACTGGGGCTGCAATGTCAGCGAGGTTGCTGGTGGCAGCATCGATCAGGTTTGCTTGCTGCAAATCCGATTCCCACATATCGATCTCAGCACTGAGTTCGTTCTGCAACCAGTCACGAATGTGTTGCTTAAACTCTGTTGCTGATTGTGCAGTGATGGTGGCAATCGACTGCCGCTTAGTTTTCCCGCTAATGCGGAATGGTTCGGTGGACATACTTTCTCCTTTTTTCTGGTGTGTTGTTATCGTGCGTATGAAGGATTATCTGGGTCGTACACGTGGGATTCTGCTCCACCTACGGCGTAACAGAATCTGCTCACTCCACATGATCGGCAGTGATCCCCAATTGATGGCAGATAAATGTCGTGTGTCTTGCCGGCGATGAGTTGAGCGAACTGTTTCTCCCACCAGGCTCGATCCCAATGGGTCAAGTTTTCAACTGGACTCAACTCACCTTTACGCGTGTTGAAGAATGCACCCCATTCG